CTCAATCATAATGAAATAATATAAAATATATATAATAGTTAAGAAAAATAAGAAAAGCGCTTGCTAAAATCAACTCTTGAGTGTGTTCGCTGTTTGCTAATGTTCACGCATTAACGGGCGGCTACGCATACCTGTGGTCTCAAATAGGGCAACTCTCAACAGTAAGGACGGCCAGTTAAGGCAAGCCAAAGTGTTGGTATCTGTCTATAGTAATTGTTCATCATCACATAAAACATTGCCTATAAAATAGACGCATGCAACCTTTATATATGTGCGATAAAAACCTAATAAAAGAAAAAGACTTAGTAAGTATAAAAAATAAAAAGTATTAGGTAAAAATAAAAAGAAAATAAAAATATATTAAAATAATAATGAAATAATCAAAAATAATAAAATAATAAAATTAATGTTTTCGTGGTGGTGGTGGTGGCGGTGGGACGACCCAATTAGGATACATCGATTTTGCCAGGAATTGTCTAGGAAATCCCAAGAAGCAACCAACGCGCGTTTCATCAGAGTACGAAACCCACAATCTGTAAGAGAAAGTGGAATCCGCACCATCAGTTCCAAGTCCAAGCAACAATGTGCCAAAGGCAGTTTGATTGCCAAAATAAAGTTCATCATTCTCCTCAAATTGAATTAGTAGTTGAGAATGGTAAATGGACGAAAATGGAACTTCGAACTCAGCTGTTTGAGTTCCTGAAACACGAATCAGTGCTGGATGAGAATTATCAAATTCAGTTCCAAGCATCCATCCGGCAGCGGTTGACGGCTGCGCAGATGTATCAACGAATCCGGGTACGAATGCTACGTATCCTGCATTGAAATTGCCTGCTGCGTTACCAGAACCAGTAAGAATGTTGTAAATTTCGAGCTTAAATCTTAGTGCTCCTCTAAACAATCTAAAGCAATTGTGTATTTATGTGAAAACTCCTCCCATCTCATGTAGTGCGATCGGTATCTCAGTAATCGTCCTAGCTTTTGTTGCAGTGACGGTTCCTGTATCATAAAGTGAGTATCTCTTGCAAAGTTCTCTAAAAGTGTTATACGTTTCGCCAAAATGTGGCACCTTTAGATCGTATGTTTGTGCTTTCGTAACAGCGAGCGGTGTTGCTCCCTCGTCGTCTTTCTTCGCCGTGTTGTGCAGGGCAGCTGCTGAGCTTTTGCTCGAAGCGCTATCTCTTTTTCCACTCTCGTGGTCCGCACTAACGACTATGATTGACGATTCGGTATCATCCTCCTCGATATTTCTAAACGTGCCATACGGTCGTGCTGGTATTGTAAAAGGTGAAAACGTGTGATACTCTAGGTCATCTGCCGCTGATATCCAAATATTGATATCGACGTTGTTTGGTGATCCGCTTGACGCCTTTAGTGTGGCATCCACGCAGAGACCAAGCTTTCCTAGGGAATAGTCTTCATATCTGACAGCTTTGTCAGATTGTACACTTGACAAAGGTTGTCCTTGCCAAATTAGCTTATAAGGTGTGTCCGAAAGGAACGGAACGATATTAGTCCATTCATTTGAAACATTTCTTACTGTGTGTGACTCGTAGTATTGTGTGGTCACGGCTTTGTATGTTGGTGGTAGTGTATCTTCAGTTGGGTGGTTGGTAACTCCCAATCTTCCTTCATGGAATGCGCTCATTACTACTTGAAAGCGGAATTTAAATCCCCCTCTCCAGAATGTTGTAAAGAGTGCTGGAAACACACATCCTTGTATGTCAAATGGAATTGTAGCGCTAAAGTTGTTACTATCAAACGCTATTATATGGCCAGGTGACACGTCGATGCTAAATAATGTTTTTCCTACGGGATCAGTAGCTTTCCAGTTCACAGTGGTAAGCAACATCTCCTTTCGCATAAGATACTCAAAATTGAGTTCATCCTTCTCTGATCCGACTTGGTTAGTTGTTAATGTTTGTGCTGCTGGATCAAGAGTTACTTTCTCAAGGAATTCAATTCCTTTGTTGTTTGACAAGTAACCCTGATCTTTTCTGACTACCGGTGGTGGTATTTCGCCAGTGCCTGGTTTATCCAAGCATATTTCAAAAGCATCTTTTATGATGTTTGGTACAGCTTCATCAACAATTTCACCGAGCGCAGATCCAATATGGGAAAACATTTCATGTATAGCTTCTTCGCGTCGTGTGACTGGATACTCGTGCGACTTTTTCTCTACTTTAGGTATAGCAATAGTCTCACCTGTATCATCGTTATGAAATAAATCATAACCCATTACCAAAAGTTTTTGAGGACTTGGTGTTTCCAACATAAGCGCATCCAATGCTTTCGACAAAGGTGCTCCAGTAAGGTGTCGCATAGTTCTCCAATAGTATAAGGATTTTTCAAAACTTAGGCTCTTGAATTTCAAATCGACCTCTTCGAAGGTATACTTTCCGCTCTCGTGTTTACTACGAATTTTGACTGCATCGTTCAATCTTGTCTTCAAAAGTACGATTTCGTCATCTAATGCTTTCGCTCGACGTTCTTTTTCGAGTGATTCGGGCATGTCTTTGATTTCATTGACTTGCTCGTTTATAGCGTGCATCGTTGACCTAAAGGTTGTACCTCCAGGTCGAGGGATCTTAAATTCAGCTCCCTCTATAGAAACGAACATCTTGACTTCAACAGATGTATCTCCTCCAGTTGCTACTTGTAGTTGGTTTAAAACTACACATGAAATTTGGCCAAGTGAATCACCGAATTCGAGATCTATATATCCTTTATTATAAATAAACGGTATCTCGAGATCAGCGACACTGGCAGCAGCCGGATTTAATATAACATGTTGGAGCCCAGTTGCTCGAACTATACTGTACAAATCGCTATAATCTTCTTTTCGTCGCATAGATGGTACGTAATAAAACATCAAAGCACCTTCATGGTATCTTGATGCAGTCAATTGTACGTGTACTGTTAATTTGCGAAATTTACATTTCACAAATCGCTCAAACGGCGCACTTGATATGCTATTTTGTAGCAAATCCAGTGGCACGTCCAACGCTTTCATTGTATCTAGCATTGCTAATTTAACTCCTCTTGCGTCCGTTAGGGACCATTTAAATGATGTGACTAAGTTGTTTCTTTTCAACATCGTTTCAAGGCTCCATCCAGGTTCATTCAAGTGTGCTTGGGCACGATCGTCTTTATTGACGGCCATGCCATCTAGTGGTTTGATCTTCGTTGTGATAACTTGTTCAGACAAGTTAACACCCATTTTGCTATCCGTTATAGGATTAGCTTGATCAAGATCAGCTGTTGCTCCACTTGCAGTTCCTTTAGTTGTTACGGTCGGGGTAGTAGTCATTTTTGGAGTGACGGTGGGCGTCTCTCCTCCGAGGTATTCATCAAGTGATACCTCGTGCTTGCCAGATTCATGTGTTGACTCAATCCTTAGAGTCCCCACATCGCTTGTCATTTGAGCAATTTTGTGTTTCATGCAATTTAGATGTTCACATGGTTTATCACAAATTACATCAACTTTAGTTGCGCATGCTTTACATGTATTCTTTCCATCTCTTCCGAACCTCGGGTAAAGGTCACGGCCGATAAACATCTTACATGTATCGCAGGTCTTAAATCGCGATTAACTTCAGTTGAATTGTACAGTCTTGCTAGCAGCGTAGAGAGTTCCATTTCTTGAGATGCTGCTAAATATCTCAAGTATGCTAGGTTCGATTCCAATGTATATGTATTAGTATAGTTTTGGGTTTGCTCGGTCTTATCCATGTTAATGAAGTACTTTTCATCCAGTTCTCGATCTAATGTCTTAGCCGGAGTATTTGAAGTAGCTTTCTGCTTGATATTAATAGGTTGTGTCTTTCCACTTTCGTGTTGGGCAATAACTTTAAAAATATTTCCGCGTTGATAAGGTGTGTTTCGTGTATAAGTATAAGTTCCGCAATTATCTGGTACCATTCCATATTCAGCAAACGAAGTAAATAATGGTATAAAATTTACTAAGTTATATTTCGGTTTCTCCTTAATGATTTTGTTTCTCACAGTTTCAAATGCTTCTGGTCCGTAGAAAAATAAATTTCTCAAGACGTCGTTGCAATTGTCTTCTGTAGCTTGTTCGTGGTCATCGCACTTTCTAATCCAATTTGATACTTCTATCATCTGTTCATAGTCAAAAAGTGCAACTTTGTGTGATGCTAACATTCCGCTAGTACACTTAAGAAATTGACAATCCATTACGTTCTTGTATGGCTTGACCTCACCGTCTTTCGTTGGTGGTGTCAAGATGATGTCAAACTCTTTCAAAAATTCCGCGTACGTAACTCCGTTAAAATATGCTATAGCAGCATCCGAAACGGTGAAAAACAAATCATCTCCTCCAGTTTTCTCTCTCACGTTTAAGTTGAAGTAATAAAGATCATTTCCAGGTTTTGGCATAATCTCTATCCATGCAATTCGCAAATAAATGCCATTTACAATACAGTTGAGCACAAATGTTAAAAATGCGCCTGAAGGCATACACCCCATAACCCATATAATAAAAGATTTTCCCTTTCGGGTAAACCTGATAAAGGGAAATATGGTGTAGGCCAATAACATGTATCGTATCTTTGAATTCTCACTTCCATGGTCTTGGTAAAAGTCATCAAAGATCTCACTTGCATGCATAGCGACAGAAGCTTTTAACTTCCTGTCCCATTTTTCATAATCTCCATCAACTCCATTAAATCCAACTTCGCATAAATAATCAATCATCTCTTCCCATTCAAGTGAAGAACGATTCAATCCTGATGTTGACAATGTACGTCCTCTAGTTCTTTTAAAATATTCACAAAATCCTCCGAAATACTTTTTACAAAAGTAAAAAGCATTTAGTGATCCTGCACAGAATACTCGTGTCTTGCCGTCAAGTACTTTTTGTACTTTTCGTCTCTCATCCTTTAGTGTTGCCACAAAAGGGTCATTTGGTATAAAACCATTTGACAGCAAGTCTTCCCAACGATTTAATTCTGTTTGCAGGGTCACTCCAGGTTTTCTATTACCGGGTTCTCCTGTGAATAATCTACTCTTAGGTCCATGGTACTGTGGATACAGCACGTATGGGTACCCAGGTGAGGTCGTAAAGTCCATTGATTCAATCCTTCCAGGCATTCCATTAATAATTTCATGCTCAGTTAAATTTCGTCTCAAATCCATATCACTAGTGTGAGAAAGTAATCTTTCAGAAAGTCCTCTCGTCGCTCTTTTAATACTATTGGTATCAAACTGTTTTGTACTAAGTCCGTACTCAGACAAACCAGTCTTAAAGGGATCGTGTATTCCATCGCTTTTCAAAAGTGCAGGCATTGTTATTGGTTCTTGTAACAATCCTTGCACAGTTGAAGGTAATATATCGCTCTTAGTTGGTGCAAAAATAGATGTTGCACAAGTTGTCATGTAAAGTGTCTTATTTGGTCCAGCCAAATCCTCGTGTACTGTTTGTTCGTGAATAAACACGTCATCAGTAGCGGGTGTAAAGTCAAATCTATTGACATATTTCATGACTTGTTTCTTGACTAAAATACTAGCAAGGCTCAGATTTTCATCTTTCACCGAACCAGTATTGTGTATTCCAACTAATTTAATATTACCATCAACTTCTGACATTAACGGTAATCCACAATCTCCTCTCTTGTGATGTAATTCATATCCAATAGCATTATAAGAAAACTCATCTCCATATGAGACTATCTTCTCCTTCAAAATAGGCACATGATGTATTTCTGCATCAAACTGGTCATC